GCAGTAGCAGGACTTAGAACAAGAATTATTGCTGAATGTGCAACCACAGCTAATGTTAATTTAACAAATGGTTTAGAAGCAGGAGATACTATTGATGGCGTAACACTTGTCGCAGGAGATAGAGTTCTTGTTAAAGATCAATCTGATGCAACAGAAAATGGTTTATACCTAGCAGTATCTTCAGGTTCAGCTTCAAGAGATCCTGCACACGATTCAATCGCAGAATTATCTGGTGGTATGATTGTTGTTAATCAAGGAACTGCAAATGATAATAAAATATTTCTTTGCACAACTGATTCAGATGGATCAATCGGCTCAACTAACATTACTTATACTGTTGTAACTCCAAGCAATACAGGAACTGTAACAAGCATTGGTCTTACTCAATCAGGATCAGAATTTACAATTTCAGGAAGTCCAGTAACATCAAGTGGAAATATTACTATTGATGTCAATAGAATTTCTGCAACAAAAATTGGTGGTGGAACTACTGTTAGTGATACCGAATATGGTTACTTGGCAAATGTGTCAAGCGACATACAAACTCAACTAGATGCCAAATCAGGAGCAGGTTTTGCTGTTGCTATGGCTATCGCTTTATAAAGAAAGGAAAACTAAATGGCTCAAAATTTTAGAAGATATACTGAAAATAATGTCGGTACATCTGCTGTTGATATTCCTGATGGCTCTAATTTTGATAGTTATGATGCAATCGTTGGAATTTCTTTAGCAAATGTTGGATCATCAGCAATCAATGTTGATTGTTATATTAATGATGGATCAAACGATATTTATTTAGTGAAAGATGCACCAATACCAACTGGTGGGGCATTACAAGTATTAGATGGGGGTGCAAAAATTGTAGTCCAGTCAGGAGATCGCCTCTATGTTAAATCAGACACAGCTAGTTCGCTTGATGCGTGGGTTAGTGTTGTAGATGCAATAAGCACATAAGGAGGATATTTTGGGATATATTGGCAACACACCTACTTCAACACCTTTAACAAGTTCTGATCTTGAAGATAATATTATTTCTACTGCTAAACTACAAAACAACGCAATCACAAATCCAAAAGTATCTGATGATGCAATCGGATTAGCTGAACTATCAGCAACAGGAACACCATCAAGTTCAAATTTCCTTCGTGGAGATAATGCTTGGGCTATTCCTAGTGGTGGTTTAATTCATCTTAGTACAATATCAATAACCTCAGATACAGCAGACGCAACTTTTTTACAGGGAACTAATGGTGTTGACATAAATAGTGGCACATATGATAACTTTTTAATTATTGGTTCTGGCATTCAAACGACTAATGATGATACCTCAATAAAAGTTGCATTTAGTATTGATAATGGCTCTAATTATAATGCACAAACATACAGAGCAACTGATATGGTTGAAATGACTCAAAGTGGCTCAACTGGTACTGCAAGTCAATCAGCAGAATCTATATCTGGTGCAACATCTATAGGTAGTAATGTTGGAAATAACTTAGGTAATGGTTTTGCCTTTACTATGTATTTATTTAGTGCGTCTAGTCTTTTAGTAAAAAAACATATTTTATTAGAAGCATTAGAAGAAAAATACGATTTAAAATATATAAAAAGAAGTTCATTTATTACTGTTGCTGAACGCAATCAGGCAATAGATGGAATAAGATTTAACTGTGGTGCAGGTTCTTTTTCAAAAGCAACCTTCAGACTATATGGGATAACAAATGGCTAAATATAAACATAATATAAATGGTGTAGAGGTGGATTTTACACCAGAAGAAGAAGCAATAAAAGACGCTGAAGATAAAGCATGGAATGACGCTAAAGCAGATAGAAAACTTGCAGAAATAAGAAGTATTAGAAATCAAAAACTTCAAGAAACTGATTGGTGGGTTATTAGTGAACAAATAACTGATGCACAAAAAACTTGGAGAGAAAATCTTAGAAAAATTCCACAAGATTTTAGTACAGAAGAAGAATACGATTTATTACTTGCTATAAATGAGCAAGGAAAATTAACACATTCAATTTGGGAGAAACCATAGATGGCTTACATAGGCAACAGTCCTGAGAAGGGAAATTTTCGCAAGGCAGATAGTATATCTGTAGTAAATGGACAGGCAACTTACAATCTTTTAGTTGGTGGAGTAGCAGTCAACCCCAATCAAAATCAATGTATAGTTTCTTTGAATGGGGTGGTACAGTCTAGTGGAGACAGCTTCACTTGTGCTTCATCTCAAATTACCTTTGTTTCAAATTTGCAAACAGGGGATGTAATAGATTTTATTTTAATATTAGGAGATACTTTAAATGTTGGAACAGTATCAGATGACACCATTGGTTTAGCTCAACTTTCTGCTACTGGCTCTCCTAGTAGTTCTAATTTTTTAAGAGGAGATAATAGTTGGGCGACTGCTGGTGGAGCTAATACTCCTGCTTTTGAAGCATTTTTATCGGCAACAACTTCAAATATTACTAATGATACAGATACTTTGATTACTTTTGATACAGAAGTTTTTGATTCAGATTCAAAATATGACACATCTAATGGAAGATTTACTCCAGCAGTAGCTGGTAAATATTTATTATATGGATCAGTACAAATTTTAGGTACAAGCACAGCAGATAGTAATGAAAATATTGTAAAGTTATATAAAAATGGATCACAACACATGGTTACATATTGGATAACCAGTATTCCACAAGGTGTAATATCATGGACAACAACAGTAGATTTTAACACAACAGATTATATGCAAGTTTATGCAAAAATAAATAATAGTTCAGGCGATAGAAAAATAGTGGGAGCTGCAGCTAACCAAAAATATACATGGTTTGGAGGGCATAAGTTAATAACATGACACAATTAGATTTAAAAATAAAAATATATCTTCAAAATAATTCTAAAAATTATGATGATGAAAGAAGTAATTTTTCTTTAAGAGATGATGGCTCTGGTGCATACATAGAGGTATGGAATGTTTCTGGTGTATCTAAACCAACTGACGAACAACTAGACGCATTATCTTCCCAAGCAACAGCTTTAGAAAACAATGCAAAGATAGACGCAA